AAGTAAAGGACTAATAGAAGAAACGTAAATATCAGTTACAATTCCTGTATTTGGTAAAATTTTATCGACAAGAAATGTGTTTTCTGAAGAAACTCCTATAATGTGAGATTTCTCTAATCCATCAATGTATGTTGTCACTCCAGATATCTTAATAAAATCTTGATCTTTAAATTGGTGATAATTATTCGTATAAATTCTAACTAAATTGTTAGACTCTTTAGTGACAATAGAATTTTCAAATTTTTCATACGAAGTTTGAATATTTAAAACTTTTTTACCAACTATCTCAGAAACCTCTGCAGATGCTCCACTTCCTCCGCTGCCATCATTATTAAAAATGATAGAATTTCCAACTTTATAGTTATCTCCCGGATTTACAATATTGAAAGAATCAATATCACCTCTAGATACAGATTCAACAACAGATAATTGTAATGATTCTTTTGAAGACTCTACTATAAAATCATTATTAGAATATTCTTGATTAACTCTATATGGAAAAGTATTTCTAATTAAATTTGAATTATTAAAATCAAAATATTGGTCTAAACTACTTTCATCAAAACTAGCTCTGTAAGTATCGCCTATAAAATATGGAAATTGTGGAATTAATTTTGAAGTTGAACTGTCGGTAGAGAGACCAACATAGTAAGCATATATTCCATTTGGAAATTCTGGGGTTTTTGAAAATCTTCCATTATGGATATCTAATCCGCCCTTAGAATCAAACTTATAATCCTCAACAAAAAATCCTAATGGGAAAGAATCATCAATTGGACGATCTACTACATTATCAAAAGATGCACTATAACCAGATTTTAATGTGACAATTTGGGAATTCAAATCTTCTGGATTTTCAAATGCAAAAGGACCATAAATTGGATTTCCATCATAACACCATCCAATTACTTTTGAATGTAATCCTGGACTATCTGGATCTAAGAATGATTGACCTTCTCTATCTGTTGAATATCCAACTACACCATAAGAAAAGTCATTTTCATAATTATAAAGAATTTCATCAGAAAAACGAGAATAATTATTAACAGTTAAAAATCTAACAGATGAATCTAAGACACAATTTCTTCCGGGAGACTGTGCTCTAATTTTTGTCTTGTTAATTGTGTAATTTGTTCCCGAATTAATTACCACAACATCGACTATTTTTCCATTTTCAACAATCGATCTTAATTTCGCACCCTGTCCATCACCAGTAATTATTAAATCTGGGGGAGCATTATAAAATTTTCCTCCATTTTGGACCTCAACATTTACTATTTTTCCATCAGAAATTATAGGTTTTAATTGAGATTCTTGACCATTCTTGATGAATAGAAATGGTTTTTTGTGGAAATTTAAAATCTTAGAACCATAATTTGTTCCCTTCTCATACAAATATGCATCAACAATTTTACCTCGAACAATAGGAGTAGCTATTATTGTATTTCCAGAACCTATTATCTCAGCATTAATAATAACTTCAATTTTTGGATATTCGAATATTTGATAACCTTCACCTGAAGATTTTATCTTTACAAAATTCTTTTTATTAAAATTATCAAGTGATGGTGAAACAGAAACTGGTCCACCATCAGCTAACTGGAACTCCGAATCGCTAATTTTTATAACATGATATTGATTAGATGTTGATAGACCAGATATTTTACTCTTTTCGTATGAATATCTAACAACTGCTCCATCTCTAAATCCATGATTTTCATATGTTATTATACTGGAAAAGGTTGATATTCCAATTGGCAGAACTCTTAGTTTTCTATTTTCATAATCATATCCAGAATCTACAACTTTTATTTCTGATATTGTATTTGATTCCTCATACAATCTAAATTTATGCACTCCACCTAGGTTTGAAGTCGTAAATCCAATAGTATTAATTCCAGAAATATAATCATTTTCGCTATTGTATAATAATATTGTTCTAGGGTTAATAACTTTAGGATAATATATAGATCCACTAATAAGATATTTTTCTTGATTTGTGTTCGAACCTCCAAAATTACCTATACCTAAGGGTTGATTACCATTCCTATCATATACTATCTTTTCACCATCAACTAGATTATGTTCTTTTTTAAAAGTTATCGTCTCATTGGCAATATCAACCCCACCATTTGGCAAACCAAACGTTAGTTGTGTTCCATTAAATTCTATTTCTCTATATTTTTTAGATAAAATTGGTTGTATTTTCGCACCAAATCCATTACCACCTATAATAGATGCTGAGAGAATTTTACTTATATTAAATTGCTGTGGATCGACAATAACTTCTTTGACTGAACCGTTGACAACTGCTTGAACTAGTGCTGTAGTTCCAATTCCAACTTTTGATACTTCTATTGTTGGTGGATTAACGACATCATAGTCAATACCTCCATTATAAACTTTAACAGATTCAATAGGACCATAGTAAATCCTATCATCACTTTTATAATTAATAATCTCTACACCATTAATCAAAACACCTATAGGTCCTGATTTAGTTTTTTTATTATTTCCTGACTGGTTATTAACACTTAATGGTATTTTATGTAATGATTTTTTAGGGAATATTTTTCTATTATAATGTTGATTTAATGTAAAAGTATGTTTTGATACATTTTTATTAATACCAAATTCAATATAACTATCAGTATTAATAAAAGATCTAGAATTATATAATCTTATTTTATTTTTTCTAGTACCTTCTTTTATAAGTTCAACATAATAAACTGTTCCAAAAGTAAGACCTTCTATTTCTGTTCCCGTTCCAGTATAGACAACGGCATCTCCGGTCACAAAAGGAATATCATTATCAAAAATTAAAATAGAATATAAATCAGTAAGTTTGTTATATCCACCATAAACTAGATTAAAATCTGTAGATTCTGTTATTGATATAGTATTTGAATATATTGATTTACTTATTGGATAGTCTGGTAGTGAATTTGAAGCAACATAAGCATATTCATTAAATTCGTTATATGTATTTTGAACATTAGATAGAATTTTATTTGAACTTAAATTAATATTTGAAGAATTATAAGTGCTAGAATAATTATATTTTCTCCTTACAGTTAATCTTCTATTGGGATTTACACCTGTTATATTTTTATTTAAAGTTATTATCTTCGAAGATATACTAATAACTTTAGCATCAGATAAAACTATATTTTCGGAATTAATATCTAAAATATCTACGATATCAAATCTCTTTAAACTTGATTTATCCGGAGTTTCATAAAGTGTAATTTGATTGTTTATGAAATTTTCAATGTCATATCTTGTTCTGACATTATAAATCCAAGTATTAAAGAAAAATTCTTTATAAGTTTCATTATTGTTAAATATTTTTTCCCCTATATTCCTAACTTTAATAGATTCATTATCTATTAATAAATTAAACTTATCCTTATTTGAGATGTCAGAAAGTACTCCAGTAACTCTCAATTCGACAAGTTTAGAGGTATCGCCATTTTCATAACCATAGATAGTATTATCCGATCTAATATCAGAAGCAACACTAATATCATGTAGTATATTAGTACATCCAAAAAATTGATTTACTGTTTTATCGGTGTATCTAATGTTATCATTTTCTCCACAAATTAAAATACCAGATTTAGGGAATCCAATTGTACTGTCAACTGTAATTGAAGAAGAACCTGATGGAACAAAATCAGAAACTTTCGTTTTAGGTGTAATTTCAAATGTACCTTCTATAAGACTTTTTTCACTGTACCCAGCAAATAATTGTATTTTGTAAAGAGTTTTAGATTTTCTAGATATAATCTCAACTTCTGAAACTGGACCAGATGCAGTATTTGATTTATTTCTAATTGTTTGACCAACTAGATTATTAGGATTTCCACTAATTCTTTCTGTAATTAATATTTCTCTTCTTATAAAAATTGCATTTGATGATTTAAAAAGAAAATTTTCTAAATTAACAACTTTAGGATCTACTCCATAAAGAACGTTAAATAAAATTCTAAATGAATCATCAGTCCCTTTTCCTTCATAAAAATTACGAATTTGTTTTATAAAATTATTTACATTTAAATCACTTACAAAATTAACATCTTCAAATCCAGGAGCAAACAAATACTTAAGTTTTTTGTAAAATTCTTTTAAAAATTCAACACTCAAATTACTGACAATAGATCCTGAACTATGAGATTTTGCAGAAGATTTTGAAAAAACTAATTCTTCTGGATTATTTTGATGTTTATATGATACAATTCCACTGAAAGATCTAATACATCCTATAAAACTATTAGTAGTAATACCGGTATATGTTATTATTTCATCATCAATTTTTAATAATCCATAACTTTTTGGAAATCCCTTAGTAGAATTTACAAAAATAGTTTCACTAGTATCAGTTATATCACCATTTAAGGTGGTTTTTCCATTTATTACTTCTGGAGTTAAATTATTAAAATTTAAATATTGATCTAAATTCTCAACAATGTCAATTGGACCACCTTGATATTCTTGAGAAATGTAATATTGTTTTAGAAATTCAACAGTTTTCGGTGATTCTGATAATAAGAATTCTGGTAACTGATTTTTGATAATTTGTTGTACCTTGACTCTAGAGTCAAAACCAGTTGTAATCATATTTCTAACACTACCTCGTTAATTTTCCGTTTGAATAACTAGATCTTACTGGGAAATTTGTACCAGAAATCTGTTCTCCAGAAGATATTGTATCTTTAACCATATTTATAGTGCTTTTACCAGTATCGAAAATTAAATACAAATCCTGCAAACCTATAATATCATTTGATTCTGGAAGAGCCTGTATTTCAATAATTCCATCATCTAATTCTGTTTCAACTATATTAACAGTATTAACAATTATTTCACCCTTTTTATAATTTACTGTTCCTATAGACTTTTTAACAATTTCGTAAATATCGGGTTCTGAAGATGGTTTTATGATAGATAATGTTCCAATTTCACTATTTTCCTGGGAAACATCACTAAAATACACCATCTCCGGATCGTCCTCCAATCTAAATCCAGTGCTTTTTATAGTAGGTTTATCGGTTCTTTTATGGAATTGATTTCCGAAACAAATTTCATATTGAGAGTATGTATTTAATACAGACTTCATATCTCTTCTCATTACAACTCTGGTAATGTTTGAGGTGATAGAACTATCAACATTATCAATTATTTGAAGAAGTTTACTGTATTTAAATCTTCCTCCAAATTTATTCAAATCTATAGATTTTGAATATGTTTCCAATGATGACATTATCTTACCTTTTAACTCAGTTATATTACTAACTTTAGATGAATCGTAAAAAACATCTGATTCAACTTCAACATAAATTAGTTTAACATCAACTAACTCTTGGTTGATTCCAGAAATTGAGTATTTTTTTAAATCATTTAATATCTGAGTTTTTGTAAAATCTGATATTGAAATACCATTTTTTGGTTTAATACTAATTAAAACTCTTCCATACTGTGGAGGATCCAATTCTTCACCACCAACAACAGACACTGATTCTGTATTTGGATATATTAGTTGAATTATAGATTCATAATCTTTTGCAGTAACAGCACGATATTGTGAAGAGTAAAGTCTTGGAGCAAAGTATTTTATCGAATCAATTGATTCTATATCACCTCCATCAGAAGCTCGATTTAAAGTTGTTACCGAAACCGTTCCTGATGGATTAACAAAAATTCCATTATTATCAGTTGTTGTTCCGGAGTATGAAAAGAAAGACGCTCCGTTACCTTCTTTACCAAGAGTAGTAATATAACTTACGGTTACAGTCTCACCGCTTGTCAATTTTTTACCAATAATTCCATCCCCAAAAAGTAGTTCGTATTTTTCGTCCTGTACTTCCTGCAGTAAATATATTTCAGAATTTTTATCGACTTTTAAAATATTATCTATTTTTTTATATTCCTTTGTCCCTACTTTAACTACAATAGTCGAAGTATCAATATCTGGGTTGGATAAAATAAATCTCTGATTGTATGAATTATCAACCGTAAAAGTTTTTGTTAAATATATTCCCTGATATACTTCAATATTTTGAAAAGATGCAATTCCATTGTTGATATTTACTGTTATATCTTCCGGAACACAAAAAGTATATGAGGTTTTATCAATTGCACCTACACACACTAATCCAGCTTTTAAAATAAGTTGTTGAATATTTCCATTTGGGACAGAAATATCAAAAGAGACATTTGCTTTTGCACAAATTTTTGATTTTGGTACATATCCTATATTTCTAGCAAGTGAAACGACATTTTCCCTTATAGTTGCAGAGTCTAGAAAAGACTCATTTACTATCATATTAGAATTAAATGCCGTGATATAAGTATTATATGCTAGCGTATCAATTAGTACCGAAAAATTAGATCCTTCGAAATCAAAGTCGGTGAATGTTGAGTTGGCTCTTAGATAATCTTTGATCGATGTTTTTATTTGATCAAAATCTAAATTAGTAAATTTTGTAAAAGGCATTTTATTTTACCTGGTTGCCTCTAAAATATATGTAAATTGCTGTGGTTGTAATTCTTGCCCAATGATTGTATAATCGACTGTGATTTCAAATCCATATTCATCTGGTTTAGGGAGAACATCAATTCTTAAATTTGAAATTCTTGATTCAAAATTTTCAATAGAAACTGTAAGTTGTTCTTGAAGAATTGATGCCGTACCAAAATCGATAAAATCAAATAGGCTTGTTCTTACATCAGTTCCAAAAAGAGGATTAAAAAATCTTTCATATGGTAATGTTTGAATAATATTACGAATAGATTTTTTAATCGCATCTTCGTTCTTAAGAACAAGAATGTCTTTGGTGATAGGGTGCATATCGAAAGACAGGCTTATATCCTTAAATCCCCTAGACATTCTGTCTGTTGCCATTTTTTAGTAAAGATATGTATTTTTATTTATGGCTTAATTCCATAAACAGGCTCCGTGCCATATTCCCAGTCATCATAATCTTCATCATTACGAATTTTTTGATGCAATTCGGATTGCTCTTTCAAATTGTGCTTTGAGTTTGAAATTTCATCGTGCATAATCTCTTGAAGTACTTTTTTTTGCTCAAGATTAGACGAATAATCTGTGACTAATTGATTTGTACCCCACATTTGGTACATATATTTTGAATTTCTGTCTGGATTTGGATGCATTGCCATTGTCTTTGTTCTAAAAGGTTGAATTAGAACTTTTTAAGGGGTTTCTATCCCTTAATCGACATAAAATCCTTTTCTTAGATAAGTATTATATTCTTTATCTTCTATAAATCGATAATTCTTACTATTTTTATTTATTTTTTTATTCCAGACTGGAATTGCAACCGAATTTCCGTAGCGAAAATCTGGATTTTGGCGAAATTGCACCTCAATTAGACGATTTCCAATAAATTCACAGTTAATCCATTCATATTGACCTACCAAATCATTCAAAATTGATGGATAATTTACTTCGACATCAATTTTTGACCATTTTTTCCACTTGTACAAGGGATCATCTACATCTTTTTCGCCCATTACTACAAGTTTTGACTTTTTTTCATGAAAATCAACACTTAAATGAGGTCCCTGAAACAATTCACACCAAAATTCAGAAGGATGAAAGTGTTCTGTTTCTTTATCAATCCATTCTTTACGAGCAAAGCGCCCCATACCAAGTAAATTAATGCATGGGCGGACAATATAAAAGTCGGATTTGGGTACGGTGGTTCCAGCTGGACCACAAACATAACCCAAATTCCGACTTAAAGATAATTTATTATATGCCCAGATGTCCTTTGGGTGTATTTGGTCCCATTCTTCATTGACATCTAGGAAATAACTCATCCTTTTCCTTGCCCTCTATATTTTTTTCTGGCATTATTGCGAGACGTTGAAGAGTATTTTGTCCCGTCACCATCTCCTTGACGAGTTTTTTTGGGAGGTCCAGGAATATAAGAGCTCTTATTCAAACCGACTTTTGACTTTGCCATGCATTATTCTCCAATAAAATTTCAGTTTCAATATCTTCAGGATTTGGAGAACCTGTCTGATAAAATTCTATGGACAGGTCCTCCATAACATCGAAATATTCTTCTTCTGTGAGAGAAGAGTATATCCTTCTCCCTTTACAAAGAATGTTATAACGTTTGGTTGACATTATATCAGATAATTCTGGTTTTTTCATGTCCGACACGGATGCGAGGATCGCACCAAATCTCAAATCCTGCTTCTTTTGCATCGAGACAGAAAGAAACATCCTCACCGCACATATCTTGCACTTCTCCGGATTCGAAGACTTGCATTTTCGGTGCAAACCAGGGATATTTCATTTCAGAGTGCTCAAAAACACCGTGCTTAATTAGCAACCATCCAAACCCAGTATAATCGACTGTAAATGGTTTGCGACGCTTTGAAATGCTTTCAAGAGTTTCGTGATTCATGACACCGCCATTTCCACGAAAATCTTCTTCATCCAACCAGTGTGCTACAGATGTGGTCATGCCATCTTCTGTACAGTACCACCCAGCTGCAATATCTTTATCCATCAGGATAAGTTGCCAAAATTTTTCGGTATTAAAGACAATGTCACTATCAATCCACAATTGATAGTCGTAGTTTAGTTTTCCGTCCCAAGGAATTTGATCTGGACCACGGAGAACATTTGCACCAAGACATTTGCAACGAGCAAAGTTTACCATTGAACTGTAGTCTTGGGAAATTTGAATACTTGCACCACTCTGCACAAGATCAAAGCAGAGTTGAACAAAGTTTTTCAAATATGTATATGAGACTCCTCGTCCAGGAAGGCAAAATACAATGGTTTTTCCAGCAATCATTTCTCTTGCTTTATTATAGTCCCATTCTTGCTCCGATGCGACAGGCGCCTTTGCTTTAACAGTAAATCCTTTAGCCATAAGAATGTGTAATTACTTCAGTATCATACAGTATTATATAGAGGATGTCAATATTTCTATTTTAATTAGATTCTGAAATAATCAGTGATTTCGAATCAATTTCTATATTGACTTCCGTACCTTCGTACCATTCGAATTCATTAATGATCCACTCTGGAATTATAATGTGATATTGACCAGTTAATGGATCGGACTCTAGAGTTGCCAAATTTTTCCCGAAATTTTTTTGCATACCAGGGTATTATTTTTTACTTTTTCTTATATATCATTTTTTTATTTTTCCGGATTTTTTTATTTTTCTTACAAATAAAGAGCTCGTTTCCGTAACACTTTATAGATTAGGGGAGGTTGGTCATTATATAACGCCCCCGCGCCACGGACGGCGGCGGGCGGGGGGCACTGCCGATTCACGAACGAGTGCCCCGCCCCTGCTGCCTCAGCGCACGTCTGCCAGGGCGCTGTTAGCGGTGCTCATGCGGGTGCCATGGGAACCAGCGGCGCCGCCATGGGTGCGGACCCTGCTGCTGCCGCCCTTGATACGCGATGCCCAACGGTTGGTAGCAGCGCCATGGGCAGTGGGCAGGCGGCGGAAGGACATGGCACCTGAGGCGATGGCGGCGTTCAGTTCGGCGGCGGTCATCGGAGCGGGTTGCATCATGGGTGGGGGTGTGAACTGAGAGAATTGTAGTCGGTCGTTGAGCAGGGCGTCAACCCCGCCCAACGTAGTCGGTGTGGAGTCCTGCCAGTTCGGCGGCACAGAATCCGTCGATGCCAGCGGATGCCAGGGAAGCGCCAGCACGGTCGGCACGGTGAGAGTTCAACTGAGGACGCCCCTTCACGACGTTGGTGCTGACCCAGATGGTCTGGCGGGTGGCAAGGTCAGAGGCGCAGTTGTAGAGTGCCATGGGTCTGGGGTGCGTTTGCTTTGGAATTCTACAGGGTCAGGGGGCAGGGGTCAATACCCCAACCACTCCAGGAATTCGCCAGCATCGACCCCACCGAAGGCAGCAGTCGTTCCGTAGTCGGTGCGGAAGTCATCCCACAGACCGTGCAGCTTGGCAGCGTATGCCGCTTCAATCCAGTAGATGGTCCCGTTGTCGGGGTTGGTGATTTCAGCGATCTGAGCGGGGAAGCAGAGGTCGGTCATCGGGGTCCGTTGCGGATGAGAGTATTGTAGCAGATCAGCGGTCGGCGTTGAAATCCTCCAGACCCTTAGCGATGCCCTCCAGGAAGGCGATGCCCAGACCCTGCCAGAAGGTGGGGTCGGCAATCAGTTCAGCGATGGCAGCGAACCAGTCCTTAGGAGTCGCCGCGGCCAGTGCCTCACGTTCGGCGGGGGTCAGGTCTGCCATGACTTGATTCCAGTCGTTCAGCAGTTCGGTTTCCAGGTTCTGGCGGGTCATGAGGCGGTGTCCTGTGAACTGAGAGAATTGTAGTCCATAGGGGGCAGGCGGTCAACCCGCCCCCTAGAGAGGTCAGTAGCGGATGGGAACGTAGGAGACGCTCACCAGGGAGTAGAGGCGCTCACCAGGATAGGAAGCGCAGTCCTCATCCTCCAGGCGCTCACGCAGGACCGCTGCCTCTGCCTCTGCCTTCTCAGCGGAGGCGTACAGTCCGAACAGTTCGGCGCGGTCATAGTAGTCGGTGCCAGTGGTGAAGATGGCGTATGCTTCGGTCATGAGTGGTTGTCTGAACTGAGAGAATTCTAGTCGGTCGCCGCGGCCAGCAGCAGGGGGTGAAGGACGGTTCAGTGACCGTCACCTGGCAGGGGTCCACAGACCTCAGGGCTGCCTCCTGCCTGACGGTGGCACCATTCGATTGCCTCTGCCTCCTGCCAGGCATTGACCGTTGCCTGCGCTGCCTGTAGAGTCCAGGCGCCTGCCACAGTCAGAACCATGCCAGAGCACATGGCAGCGATGATGGTTTGAAAGGTACGGTCGGTCATCGGTCGGTGTCGGTTGAACTGAGAGTATTGTAGCAGGTCAGACGTCGGCAATAGAGCGGCAGTGACGGTTGACCCACTGTCCCAGTGAGCGGTTGCTGTCCCAAATCAGGGAGAGAATCGCAGAGCGGTCGACCTTGAAAGTGTAGGGGCGCTCAGTCCAGTAGCGTTGAAACCGCACCCGCACCGTGCCCGTGACGGGGTTGACGCTCAGGGTGTCGATGGCGCTGCTGTCGGCGGTGCTGATGGGGTAGCGCATGGGGTGGGGTGCGGTTGAGAGTATTGTAGCAGGTCAGATACCGCGCCGACCCATCTCAGCGTTCACAATCTTAAAGGCGGCATCGTCATCGAAGTCTACGGCATCGATCAGCAGGCAGCAGAGATCAGCGTCCGACAGCGCGGAGAGGTTTGAGAGGTAGTCTGCGAAAAAGTCGGTCATCGGTCGGTGGGGTGTGGTTGAGAGAATTCTACAGGGTCAGAGGGCAGGAGGTCAACCCCCACCGAAGACATAGGAGACAATGCCCTCCGCCTGATCCTGAACCTGGAGGACCTTGTATGCGGCGCCGCCGATGGCGGCGTCAAACTCCTGCAGGAGGCGGGCGCTGCTCCACTTGTCCTGGAACAGGGCGCGGGCGCGGTCCAGGGATTCGGCAGCGATGACCACCATGCCGTCAGTGTAGTCGTAGAGCACTTCGCTGATGATGTAGAGGTTCATCGGTCGGGGGTGTCGGTTGAACTGAGAGTATTGTAGCAGGTCAGCGGGCAGGTTGCAGGCAGCGGGTCACTTCGCCAGGCGTCACAAGTGCCTGTCCACCCTGAGCGGCGCACCGTGCTTCGATCCGATCGTTGGCGCGGTTCAGCAGGGTGCCGTATCCGATTGCCAGCAGGATGATGACGGCGCCGGTGCTCACCCAGATGGTGGCGGTTTTGAGCAGTTCGCGGCGCTGATACTCTTGGTAGGTCATCGGGTCCGTTGCGGTTGAGAGTATTGTAGCAGATCGGGGGGGGGCAACCCCTCAGGCGTGCCCGTCAGTGTAGTCTCCGATGATCACCCCATTGCAGCGGACCTGGGCGTAACCGTACTCCTCAGAGAGGTTCAGGCAGAGGTCCCAGGCGCGGTCGGCGTCGGTGGTAGTGTTCTCCCAGGGAGCGGAGGGGCAGATCACGTCGTAGCGGGTCATGAGCGGTTGTCTGAACTGAGAGTATTGTAGGGGGTCGGCGGGGGTCAGTAGCGACCCTGTGTGTCACTGATCCAACCGTCCCGCTGAGCGCGGCGGCGATCGTAGTCGTCGGCGTCCATCAGGTCGTCATGCTCCAGGTCCTCCAGGGCGCGGCGGCAGGCACGTGCCTGCCAGCATCCAGGTTGCAGTTGGTGAGGGTATTCGAAACCAGGAAGGGTCATGAGTCGTTTGCTTTGAGAGTATTGTAGCAGGTCGCGGGTCAGTAGGCGAACCAGGCGGCGGATGCCAGGTCGTTTGCCACTTCCTCCAGGTTGTCTTCGGTCAGGCGGGAACCGTACCATTCCAGTTCCTCAGGGTCCAGGCGGTCCAGGTCGCAACCATACATCTCATTGGCAATTGCCGCTGCCAGGCAGAGCATGTCTTCGTAGAGGCAGAGCAGGCGGTGTTCGGTCATCGGTTCGCTTCGGTTCCCTCAGTATAGAGGCAAAAGGGAGGGGACGTCCCCCTCCGTTGTGCCACTATCAGAACTGGATTTCTTCGGCAGTCGGTTCGGCGGTCGGCATGATATCATCGGCGGCGATGGTATCCAGGATCTGCAGAATCTCAGCGCCGTCGTTGCCAGAGCGGAGCAAGGAGAGGGCGAGGTCGCGGGTCATGATAGAATTCAGAATTGTGGTTTGAATTTGGGCGTCTTTAAGGGCGCACCCGCTCCCATTGTATCAGCGTTCCAGTTGTGCCAGAGAACTGGGGGCGATGTGAGAGGGGGAACCACAGGAGCGGTAGAAGTCTACCATGCGGTCTGCCTCCTCCTTGGTGGGGAACCATTGGGAGCGCCACTCACACTCACCGTAGGGGGTCTGGTAGCGAACTTCGAAGCGCATGGGGCGTCTTGCGTTGTGAGAGTATTGTAGCAGGGGGCAGGGCGCCCCCGTGTGGTTCAGTGTGCCAGTGCCTCAGGCGGCACACAGGGCGGATTCCATGCACACTTCGCGGGTGTCCATCTTAGCGTAGTCGTATTCTTCCCCAAGATGCTTCAGGTAAGCGTCAGCAGCAGAGAAGCAATCGAACAGGCGGAGGGTCTCAAAGACCTCACCCTCATAGTCAATTCCAGCGATCACGGCGTACACTTTGGTGGGCATTGGTCGGTTGCTTGTGAACTGAGAGTATTGTAGCGGGTCAGGGTGGGGGGTCTGTGCCCCCCGTGTGCCAGTTCAGAGATCGGTCAGCATCTCATCCAGTTCGGCGGTGTCGATCTTACCGTCCATCCAGCGGGCACCGTCAGGGGTCATTTGCCCCCACATCAGCTCCAGGCGGGGGATGAGGGCATCATAGCGGTCGTACTGGCGGGCGACCTTGTAGGTTGCCTCATCGTTCTGAATCCAGAGGGCAACGTTCCAGGTCTCCCAGTTTGCCCAACCGTTGTAGGTAGCGGTGCTCATCGGTGTCGTGTGAACTGAGTGTATTGTAGCAGGTCGGGGGTGGGGTGGCGGTTCAGTGTGCCACCCCGTCAACCGTCCTAGAATGCCAGCAGGCGGTCGATCTCCCACTGATCCACGGCAGGGACGCAGTCGGTGCGTCCTAGTTTGTCGGTCAACCAGCGGTTGACGTGCTTGGTGGTCGTTGCGCTCCACTTGTGAGCGGTGCGGACCCATCCCCGTCCAGGGATGCGGGCAGCAACGGGAGTCGTGTAGGAGATCAGGACTTCGGTCCCGTCTGCCAGCATCACCTCAGTCATGTTGCTGCCGATTTGCTGAACAAGCATGGGGGTGTCGTGTGAACTGGAATCAGTATAGGGGGTCAGAGGGGGCTCTGTGCCCCCCGTGTGCCAGTGCCTCAGGCGGCACATGTAGCAGGGGTCAGGGTCACGGTTTCGCTACCGTCGATTGCCAGCAGCGCCGCGTCGATGGCATCCAGGCGGGATTCCACAATGGAGGGCGTGAAGTGCTCAGGGTGGTTGACTGCCAGGCTCAGGAGCTCACCCTTCCAGGACAGAAGCGCCGTGCGGATGGTGGCGGTAGGGAGGGTCGCGGTCATCGGTGTCGTGTGAACTGGAATCAGTATAGAGGGTCAGTCGCGGATCCAGGTCTCCACCATGTCCAGTGCATCAGCTGTCACAGTACGAATGGGGCGAATCGGTTCCCATAAAATACAAAGCAACAGGACAACAATTAGAATCCGCATCGGGTCATGAGTGATGGTCCGAATCATAGCACCTCTTTACCGAATTTGCCACACAGATAGAATGCCATGCCCTTGTCTTTTAGGGTGCAACCAGCGAACACAATGGGATGGTATTTGCCCTTGATTTTAGAGTCTTTGGTACGAATCTGCAGCAGTCCGTTAGGACCAGTTGTGGTGCTCAGTTGCTCACCAGCGTTAAACTTAGCACGGATGGTGTCACAAATGAAGTTGTAATCCTCCGCCAGTTGCTGATAATGAACAGGATCAGTTTCCTGATTGATAGTAACAGAACCCAGGTAATCGTTGGAGCGGGTGAAACCAACATAGATGGTTTGATTAAGTTTTTCGGCAACCTTACTATCAGCGAAGGTTACACTATCTTCGATGATTTCAGAGAGGCAGTGCTTCAATTGAGTGACTGCAATTGACTCACCCTGGGTGAAAGACTTAATCTCACCATCGGTAAGATCTTTCAGGTCGGAACTGTTAGCAACACCCAGGGCAGTTTCTAACAGTTGTCCACGCTCACCTTTGTTCTTTCCAGGTTTGGAAAGTGTGGCGAAGTTGAATGTAGAGAGGCGCTCCTGAACATCAGCGGTAGAGAGTTTCATGGGGTTGTCTCAACTGTTGTCAGTATAGGGCATCAGCAGCGACCCGCAAGGGGGTGTGTGCCACCTTTTCAGGCGGCACACTGGAAGCGTCCGTGGTTGAAATTTGCCTTAGAGAATACCTCACGATTCACGAGTTTGAACATACCAAACTCATTGGAGAGAACATAACCTTCGGCATCAATTCTGTCGGTGCCGATGTAGGCGGCAGGACCATTGTTGCGGCACAGGAACAGGCAGTCCTCCTTGATTGACTTCACCAACTTCCACAAACGAATCAGGTTGATGTCACAGTTACCAGCAATTGCCAGTGCCTCATCATCAAGAACGGCACCGACTTTGATGAAGGTGTTGAACACTTTCTTCAAATGTGCGGCACCTTTGTTGTCTACGAAGGTGACCGTTTGTGCCATCTGGCGGGCAAAGTTGCACACCTCTTCTACATCAGCGAAAGAAGTCTGACCGTGCAGAATGTAGGCATCTGGTTTCACGAATAGCACGGAATCAGTCGACTCCAGATTCACCGTGAGAGGGATTGCCCAACTGTCACGCAGGTCATCATTTGCCTCATAACGAGTGTGAGGTGCAATGATAACTTGCTGGTCGATTACTTCAGGGAACTGGTAAGTGATGAGGTTGGATTTGTATTCATTAGATCCACCAAACCCAATAAAGTCCCCTTGATAAATGGACTCTGTACGAGGCAACCAATTAAAACAAGCGTGAAGAATCTCTGCAACTTGCCCATCATAGAATTGATCAATCTCTTCATGATTGTGGGCAATACGAATCTTTTTCTTGTTGAACACTGCCTTGGTTCCTACAAAGAACTCACCGCAGGCAGGGTCAACACCCCACACGATTGCAGGCGCTCCGTCGATCTTCACGCTCAGATGTCCACGGGCAGTGAACCAATCAAGAACCGAAAGGTCACCCGTCAGGATGGTGTCTTCGGCGTGTTCGAGGTGTGTGTTTTTCATGCTGTTAGTATGGCACGGAATCAGGCGGAGCACAAGGGGGTCTTGTGCCACTTGTCAGTCTGTCACACCCTCTAGCAGTTCGGGGTAGTATTGATTAACCTCTTCAGTCAATTCTTCATCCGAATACTTATCGTAACCCTCCATGAGGTAGTCATAACAGAGGCAGGTCATTGTCTTGAGATCCATGTCATCCAGCATTTGCTGAACCATTTGATCTTGAAGGTCTTTGCGGTTCATTTCAGAAGTTGGGTGAAGTTGTCAACGACGATTTGGCAGGCAAGGTCTTGAACCTCAGAAAGGTAGTCCGCCTGACCGAACTGTGATTCTAGCAGGCAGATCAGATCCTCTTGGATTTGTTCACGAACTGAAATAATGTCAGTTTGAGTCATCAGTTGGCGTAGAGTGGGAGTTTCTTACGGAGACGGATTGCATCATCAATCATCTCACCAACCTGTTCGTAAATGTAGGAAGAACCACCTACATCAGCGAGCACATCTTGAGTGAAAAGTGATGGGAAATAATCATCCTGATTGGTTTCCTCATTGAACTCAAAGACATCGTGCTGAGTGAACACGAACGCAGCACATCCTGCGTTCTCACCTTGACTCTCAATCAGTTGGTTGATAGAGTCACGAAGTTCAGAAAGTGTGCGGTACATAATCACGAAAGAACGTGGCGGTAGTCAATAGATTTGATGCACCAACCTGTAGCAGCAGTGATTTCTTCTACGAGGTCATCTTCATCATCTGCCTCCCAAATCATACCGATAGTTTCATCGGTAATGTTACTGAACTGATGCTCGGGAAAGTCATCAATAGCATCATCAAAATCAAACTCGATTGCAGTAACTTGGAATTGCATCAGACCTCATCACGCATTTCGGAAAGTTTCTCATAGAGGGCAGAAACATCTGCCCCCACGATTTCACTCACTTCATCCCAATCATCGTGAAACTCAATCAGCGCCAGCAGCGCATCCAGTTCTTCAAATGTCAACGAAGTGAGTGTCATTTTGATGCACGAATGTAAGATTTGTTGATGGTGGTTTGCCACTCATTCGGAACAGAAAGTCGGGAGTTCATCTTCACCCAACGACCCTGAAACTTCACAAGAACAGTCATCAGTAATCGTAGTTGGCGTTCAGGTACTCATTGACATCGAACTTCTCAGTATCACGAAGTTCAGGAATGTCAAGGTCAAAGATTTCACCAGGCATGTCCTGGATCTCTTGCCACATCTCATCAAACATTGGTGTGCCTCTCAGGTACGAATGTAATGTAACAGGGGGTGGGGGGCATTGCAACCCCCCGTGTGCCAGTTCACTGATTGGTCAGGGCACCCTGGGCATTCAGCACACCCCAGGCGATACCATTGTCATACAAACCCACGTAACGGTTGCCGACACTCAGTCCGACAATCTCATCACCAGGTTCACCAATCAGGTTCACGCTGAAGTATACATAATCGCTGAGAAAGTCAGGGGTACGAAATTTCATCACTTGGATTTTCTCCCAGAGGATGTTAGCAACCACGAAGACAATTGCGGCAGCGGTGAGCACGAAGGTCTTCGAAGTCTTGTAGAGTTTCTGATAGTCAACCTGCTGCAGTTGCACGAACAGGTCATCGGCAGGGGGGAAGGATTTGGTCAGGTTCATGGTAGTAATGGCGTGGGAGGTGTGTGTAGAGAATTCCTCAACCACGAACCTACCATAACACCCCCAGGACCCCAGCACAAGGGGTTGCAACATTCCGTAACATCAACGAATCTTATCAGACTCATCAGGTTTCCCGATGCTCGGGGGGCTTGACAAGATATCAAATATTAATTAGAATACCTTTGTGGTCGTTGATAGGAATATAAGCTTTATATAATATTATATAAACTCTAAGACCCTTAGGTGACATATAAGGGGTAAAGAGTGAATTATAATAAAGCACATTTAAATGGTGTGGGAAGGGGTGAGTGGGGTGAAGCACATATTCTTGCACATAAGGCGTAGGCTCTTATGTTATATCTCGCCTCGTAGACAAAAAAAAGGCAGGGTCACCACTCCCTGCCTCACTCATCCATAACACCCATATATGATTATATGATTATCTCGCGCAGGGTAACTTTTTCCAAATGCAGAGGCAAACCCATTCCTCTTAGTTTGATATTATGTATCTCGTTATATGATATATGATATTATGTATCACGTGATCTCGTTGAGATGATGCATGATCTCGTAATGAAATACACACATCATCTCGTGTTGAGATTCGGAATCAGCAATCACGGAAGATGTGAACAGGACGATAGGAAGTGTTATCTCGACACGAAGTGAAATCATAGCGCAGCGCAGTGTCCCATGTTGCCTGCCAGTCCACTACGATTGCACAAGGCAGATCATAGAGATCAGAATAGAATTCCTCAGCAAAATCTGCCTCATCATTGTAGCAACCTTGATAACGCTCGTCACAGTCCTCAACACAGCATAGCGAACCCATTTCTTCAATCAGGGCATCCACTGCCTCATAACCAATTGCCTCACCACAACGAACATATTCCTCATAGAAAGACACGAAGTCTTCTTCATTGTGCTCATCGATGAATTCCAGAATGTCTTCGAGAGAATATTGCTCATCCAGCAACTCATCGATTTTCTCAACAGTTGCGGCGTTGAGAGTCTCTTTGTAGGAAGCGGTCAGGGTGATTGCCATGGGTTGGTTGCCTCAGGTACGAATGTAATGTAGCAGGAGTTGGGGGGAGTGTCTAGCGGGTGTGTGCCAGATTCTGGAGTGTCACACCGTGCCAGGCATCAGAGACACTTCCACACGCTTAAGGTTTAAACCAGCGAGTTGATTGTTAACACGCTTACAAATTACATCAGTGGCATTCTTTAACTTAGAACGTTCGTACCAGATAGTGATACAACCATCCCAAGTTTCAACCTGAATTCGAATGTCTTTCATGAGGTGGATTTCTCAGGTACGAATGTAATGTAACAGGGCACCATCCAGAAGTCTAGTGCCCTTGTGCCAGTTTCAGATTTGGCACATTTCAACCAATCTGTTACGAATATCGAACAGTTCCACCTCATCCATATCTGCAGAATCTAAGTCTACAGGAGCAAACTCTTTGAGATTTACTGTACCATCGGCATAAATCGGAGCATAATAGAGTTCATCACCATCTTCTTGTGAAAGAGTGAACACACAACCGTAGTTGGTGGCAGTAAAAAGAACCATGGTGCTCTGCTGTTCAACAAAATCAATATAACCCAGATTTAGGCAGCCTTCAAGCGGTACTGTGCCAGTTTGATATTTGGCACACTAGAAGATATCTGGGATATCCTTTATGGTAACATCGACTTCTTCGTCACCTTCTAGGTCTAGTACTTCTCTCCAATTAATGGAGTCTAGATCTAGATCTTCATAACACTTTAAATCTAAAGTAACGCGCACCGTGCGTTTTGTATACGTGGCAGGCATGTGATTCTCGTGCGATGTTTACTCGATTATATCATGCATAGTGTCTGTACGCAAGCGCATCATAGTCTTGCGTATCTCGTGCATAGTCCTCATCGACATCACTATCACTACCCGCACTATAATGCTCGTAGTACGAATCTGCGTCGAGAGTGTAATCGTTTGAATATGTGTATTCGATGTCGTAATCGTCGTACATAACTCGTCGAGATTGTTTAAGTTCTAGTGTATTGTATCATGCTCTCGACGAGATTGCAAGCCTTGCGCCCACCCAGATCTCGTCGAGATTCATAATGATATATATGTATTTTCGTCGAGATTGTTAAGAAATACTGATATTATGATATGTTATGAGTCTCGTCGAGCAATCTCGTGCATCTCGTAGGTCTCGTAGAATCTCGCGGCGCCCCCTGGTACTTGACAACTGCGCGTTCTTGTGCTAACGTGCTTAGCTTACATAAGGACGGAGCATTAACTTATAATAACTTATAAGAACAGAGCATTAACTTATAATAACTTATAAGAACAGAGCACTAACTTATAATAACTTAAAAAGAAAAAATATTTATAAAAGAATACAAGTCTCAAATATATTTTCTTTAACATTAGGTTAAAAGTACCAGACTATACAAAAATATCAAAATATACTACACCTTACATTATATCAAACAACACTTTATTATACATAGAATCAGTACACTTTACTATAATAATGGCACGGGGAATCATTTACCTCATTCTCAACAAACAAAATGGGCACAAGTTCGTCGGAAACACCACACTTGCCATGAACAAAGAATGGGTACACCACATAGAACGTTCCAAGAGAATGTCCTCAGAACCCTTACATAAGGCATTCAGAGAATACGGTACTCATAACTTCATGATAAAAGAAATAGATGAATGTGATGAGAATGAATTCGATAAGAAACTGTCTTACTGGATAGAGAAATACATACCCGAATACAATGAAATTAAAGTCATTCCTAAGGTAGAACCTGTCGAAGATACAAATACAATTATAGAAAAGAAACAAAGAACATACAAATCATCACCACATCTAATACCATGGAATGAAAATACCCGTGGAAGTGGTAAGAAGTTAGGATTCAAAATACGTGGTAAGAACCTAGAAACTGGTCTGTGTAAAGACTATGACAGTGCAAGAGATGCGGCAAAAGATATCACAAACAATCCGAATAACAATTCCAACATACTACTTGCTGCCAAGACTGGACGTACTGCCTATGGTCACAAGTGGCAGATTTTAGAATCCAAGGAAACAAAAAAATCGGTCTTTGGTGTGAATAAAAAGACCGAACAAATTGAAGTTAGATATGAAAGTATGGCATCTGCAATTCGGGCATTTGAGTGTACCGATAAGAACGGGATTCTCAAAAGTCTGAAAAACCCTGGGCGATATAGTTGGAAAGGCTATTGGTGGTTTTATAGTCGCTAGCACAGTCTCGATTAGGCAAGAACTCCCCCCTAAACTGATGCCTCTTTGAATTTCTTTCTGAGTGCATTCTCTCTTGTTCTCTCATACTTGTCCATTCCAAGAGTCGGTGAGCGATCTGGAATTTGCCAACGATTTGGTCCACGTCCTAAATCTGGTCTTCCTGGACGATCATATCGTGGGTCGAATCCTCCTCGGGCACTGATATCACGATATCGAATATCTTCTTGAAACTGTGAGAATGTTTTCATGAGAAGTTTTATTTTTATTTATTTTCTTGAGAACGTTTTCCAATATTGAGGCGAAATGAATCCCTGTGAATAAATCATCGGTTGCTCCTTTTTAAGTGTCAAAAGTGCATCTCCGACGATTGCCAATCTTTGAAATGACTGAAATTCAGAAACAGAAGGACTCGTCTTGTGAGGTGTTCGACTCGGAAAAATCATCACCGTTCCTTCACACGGGAAAAAGTTATATTCTGGTGTCGTCTCAAAATTGAATCCATTAATCATTGATTCTTCATCATTTTCTTCCTCAAAGGAATCAATCGAATCGAACAGTAAATTTGGTTTATGTCGATTAACAAATGTCAATTCATTACTACCATCATCGACATCCAAATAATAAACAAAAGAAATCTGACTTGTCGCATGATAGTGCTCTGGTATGTTCTCCTGATTCGAATAACTTCTTGAAATCCAACTTTTCATAATTTGAACATCAAAAATATCCCGAATCATGAGAGTCTGATGACAATAATTTAAAATATGGTCACTGATATCCAGAAACAAATCAGACAATTCATCCTCTAAATGTAGAATTGGTTTTCCACAATTTTCACTCACCGTATTGATACCATCATATCTGGACTTATGTGGAAATTGATATCGTTCATAAATCTTATTCAAAAATATCTGCCTGTACTTTACATGATTCTCAATTTCTCCGATGTAAATCGTGGTCGGAAAAATATTCACGGTTTGATATTTCATGTTCACCACTTACCAATTGGACACTCAGAAGAATTAAAAACAACCTTATTCTTCATGAAACATCCACACTTTGTACATCTCTTTGAACTTGAGACAAAGTGTTCACATACCTGACACATATCATATCGTCGTTGTTGTTCAAATTCTGATGCAAACAAGTCCTGCCCTTCGGCAACATCACTCATAATCTTTTGTACCAGCTCGGCCAGATTTTTTCCTTGCTCTCCTAGAGAAGGAAACTTATTCTCATTCTTCGAATCGGGGTGCGACATAGAACCATCCAGTAACGACATATTTACAACCAGACAAAACTAGTCCACCACGATGAGCATGAGTCATTCCGGCAGGCCAAATCAACAGTGTTCCAGTTTTGGGTTTAATTCTTCTTTTATAATATAAAAACTCGGTTTCTCCACCCTCAAATTCATCATTTAAATATACCATCCAGACTAATTTTCTTGAGGCATGTTCTCCACCGTCCGTGTTCTCATCATGCCATACATGATAACCACCACCTGCAGGAGTCTTCTGAACTTTCTGAGTCAGAGTATAAAACTTACTTCCTTTCAGATGTCCGAAAATATCTGTATAGTCCTCAAGGTGCTCATAAAGAACATCATTCAGTTCACGATCGGCACGGTCCCAGTGAATATTATTGCACATGTGCTGAAGGTCCATGGACCAATTAAATCTTCCTGCCGTTTTGGTCGGAAACTGACTCCCATCATCCCAGACGGCATTGGTATTATGATGATAATCAAAAGTATCAATAATTGCCCGACAAAATCCTGGAGAAAGTGCTCCGTCATAGACACCTATAAAATCGGAATAATTACCCCCAAGAGTTTCTTCCTCATTCATCTTGGTCATCACTTGAAATAAATTCAAATGACCCGTATCCTTCCGGCATTGAAGAGGCAATTTCAGAATAGTGTTTGCTCATAAAACCTTTCCTATCAATACCCCATTTATCGGTGGGACAAGACTCAAGCGAATCCGACATCTTTGTGATTAAATTACACCCACATTCAAGACACTTGAATTTTTCGGCATCAAAGTATTCACAAGTCTTGCAAATATCAAATCGTTCCTGAAAAACCTCACTGGATGCCTTATAGGTGTAATCCTGATTAATGAATGAGTTTAGAAACTGAAAGCAGTATTCTTTAATTTGTTCAGAAAATAGTTCTGGATTATTTAAATTAAATTTCATATCAGTAAAAGTGTATAGTTTATATTATAAGATTTATTATCAAGATTGTAAAGTCTTTAACTTATAGCTCCTTTGACGTTATTTGTATTGGCACCAGTTACATTATAACCGGAACCGAATATGGCTCGTCCGGCACCACCTCCATTACCGGCAGAATTTCCTCCTGGTGAGCCCCAGGAACCGCCAGAGGCACCACTATTTCCTGCTGCACCAGTCGAATTATTTCCATTCGCGGCACAACTATTTGTGTTTCCATTATTACCACCATTACCAGTTCCTTGATTAGTGTTTGCCCCTTGTCCGGCACCACCATTACCACCATTACCACCAGTACCGCCAGCAACAGTATAATAATATCTGTAATTACAATTTCGGTTGTAGGCATTTACACATGCCGATCCTCTTTCTTGCCTTTTTCGACATCTTTTTCTATTTCCTCCCACAGGATCACAGTTTCCATTACTGGCGAGGTTCCATCCAGCACCAATTGCTTGTGCTCCACTTAGACAGGTTCTGTTACATGCTCTTTGAGGATTGGTTGACCCACCATCATAAACTCTTTGGGTACTACCTGCACTATAAAAACAGCTCAGACCAGGTCCATCACCACCTTTACTCCCTGCTCCTCCTCCACCACCACCTGCCCAGATTCTTCCAGTGGAATTAATTGTAATTTCAACCTTTGCACTGGACCCACTTCTATTAGAATTATTAGTTACTTGAAGAGCATCGCCACCTTTAGATCCATTTCCACTATTTGCATTACCACCGGCACCACCAGATCCATAGATATATCCACCTACAGAAAATTTCATATTATAGGCTTCGGCAGAAAAACTACCTCCAGTATTGGTTGTATTTGTTGCCGCCATCACCCCACCGACATTAAAATATTTAATGACATTCTTGTTAAGATTACTATTCCAAGATTGTGCATCAATGTCTAGAGTCGAATCATTTCCAGACTGAGAAAGTATATAATACTTGATTGATCCTCTAAATTGTGATGCCTTAAGGTTGCTGGCAGTAGTGACAATATTTGCATTTTCTGTTGCGTTCGGTACAATTGGATTTGTACTGTCTACGCTAGCATCTCTTATATAAGTAGAAAATTTTACAGTATTAAAGTTTCCACCAAATACAGATTGAAGGGATCTGAAACTTATTGAACTATTTCCATTAAAATAAGTGGTGGTATTATTACTTACAGACATTTCTAATTACATAGACTTTTTTTTATTTATTCTCACTATACTTAATTGCGACAGTAAATCGATGCCTGTCTCTAAACGATGTTGCCTTATGAACAATGGCACCATCGAACATTACAATTCTATTTGGTTTTGGTAAAATACCATAAATGTTATCATCAATATAAAACTGGGTTTCACCACCATCATTTAAACTCCAGTCATCTTGGGGATAATAAAGAAATGTAATTACATCTTTACCATCAACATGGAAATATGGATTTTCACTTGCGGCAAAGCAATTGATATACATTCTATCAAATTCCATCTGATTAATCATTGGAATTGTAGATTCAATTTTTTTTCGTATTAGTGAATAAATTTCTTCTCTTTCTGGAATATCATGAACCATTCCAGTCGGGGAAGTTTCATCATTATCACGTTCTCCATAATAATAATCACATGTTTTACAATATTCTAGTATTTTATTTTGTTCATGTGACGAAAAAAAATTATCACATATTTGAACTTCATTCATCCCCATATTTTAAAACCCTAACATTAAATGAAATTGTAACTCTTGGATTATTTGGAGTTGGTGGTCCAGATTTAACCTCGTGCTCCAAATAACATGGGAACATAATTAAATCACCTTCTTTTGCTTTTACACTACACTTTTCACCATATTTTGATGATTTAAATTCAATAGAAGTAGTTCTAATTCTTGAAAGTGGATCGGTAAATGTTAAAGGAGAATGGACTGATGAATCATAAGAAAGGAAATGAACACATGCAAAGTGTATAGGTTTATTATAATCCCCCATATGCGTATGTGCCTCTTGATATTGACCATTATCATAATAATTAAACCACATGGAATCAATATCCGTTTCCCAATTCTGGTCAAAAAAAGTCTTTAGTACATTAATATATTGCCCTCTAACCTCATTTGAAATTTCACCATCATCAAAAAATATACGATTTAATTGATCATTTTCAAATGAAGTAATAATATTCGTTGTTAACCAACCTTCTGGAGAAGAAGATGATAATTTATCTTTACAACTTTCAATATAAGGAAGAATTAAATTTTTTAACTTTTGATTGTCTTCTACAGAACTATGAAATATAGAAATTGGAAATAGTTCTCTTCGATATCGACTCATTTTATTTCATATGATGATTGTGGTCTTACATATTCTACATCATTCCAGTGCCTTATGACACCAGCAACAATAAAGCAATTTGTTATAAGATATGTAGTAAAAATAAATGTACGTATCATGGCAATTGTATCTGCCTCTTTATTTGATTTTGAAGCTTTTTCTCCTAAAGATTTTGCCCACCAGCGCCATATATTTTTATTCTTCATATCTAGATTTTCTACTTTTTATATATTTAAGTTCTTTCCATTGATTACGATAACACAAAACTAAAACCCTTTCATTTCTATGTAAGCAACATGCCTGATAATTATCACAATCCTTTGGACGAACAGAAATCTCAATAGTTAGATATTCTTTTTCTTTAAAGTATACCCAACCCTCTAATTTACGTTGATTATCCCACTCAACATAATCGTTTACCTGTGGTTCATACATATGCCGCTTCAAGCGGAGTTTGTTTTATAATCATTGCGGAATAAGGAGAAGTTTTTTGGACATCTATTTTATTTCCACACTTGGATGAGTTGATGGGTGCATGATAGGAATTTGTTTTTGTGTTGTAGAATCCCCAGATGCAGCGAACATTCCCACCATTATTGTAATCAAACCTGCGAAGATGATGAATCCAGATTGCAATAACATTACGTTGAAAGGGTTCAATTTCATAACAATAACCTTTAGGTGCTTTATGTGGAAATTCAATCTTCACGAGTTGCTCTGAGACGAGTTGGGCTGATTCCATCATTCATTAAACTTTCAAGACGTCTTGATGCTTCTGAACGAGTTAGGTGTTCTTCAACAATTTCCCATCCAGTTGTAAAAAATTCTTCAATTCGATAAAGTTTTTCTTCCATATAAGTTAAGTAGTAAATGCTTCCAGAATTCCTGATTCATATTCATCGACCAAAGCAAACTTTTGTGCATTTACAACTTTTTCCATGATTTTATCAACATAACGCTCATCAAATGAGTCTTCGTTGGAAAGAATTTCAAATGCTTCAGTGTCACTTTCGGCAATGAGATTAATGAGTCCACCATATTCACTTGAAGGAAATGGAACCCAGTAATCAAGAATGTAAAGATACTTCATTTTTATTTGTAAATTACTCCTTAATTTTAGAATAGTGTGTGAGATTTGTCAACTGTCTTTGCAATTCAATTTTGATTGAAATTAGATGAGAATACAAAAACTGTTGGTATTCATTGCCCTCAATCAATGACGTTAGGTTGTCAATTTGCTGTAAGGCAAAAATTAGTTTTGTCTGTTCATTCATCACATAAACTCTTCCATATAATAATCAACGGTCACTTCCAATTCTGCTGCTTTCTTTTCAATAAAGTTTTCAATAAGATTCATTCTGTGATTACCGTTTAACACATAAGCACGTGCTTCTTCCCAACGATTGTGAGAATTGATGTTTTCTTCAGAGTGTTTCATAAAGTCTTCAAAGGCAGTCATGAATTGTTTAATGTCTTCGTTGTTCATTTGGCGTATCGACAATCGGGGTGAGATTGAGGAAGTTCGGCACAAACTTTATCATATGCCTTAAACAATTCTTGGTCACGTTTGGCAAGCACACCATTCCACATTAGAATAGCAATGATTGTAAGGAACCAATATGATGTTTTCATTTTTGTTCGGCAGTGGGGATTACAAGTTCAACGACACGCTGCTCACCAGGGAGATCCTGAAGGCGGTCGAATGCTTTTTGAAAGACAACTCCCATTTGCATATAATACATGGAAAGTCCCTTATTTTCTGCATCATAAAGAGCATCCTCTTTCTCTTCAAGAAGAGAAATGATATCCAGAAGTTGACCAGATGTGAGGGTGATAGGACCTTTCATCGGGTGGTTCCCTTGATTACCTCTGTATTATAGGTCATAGTTTTGCCCAGAGCAACTACCCTGTGCCAGTTTGAAATGTGTCCTTAGAACTTTTTCAATCAAAATATCCGCTTTTACCGTGTGTGCATAGTTAGCAACTGTTGCATTTTCATAACACGGTGTTAAACCTTGCAAATAGAATTGATCCGATGTTACATCATAAATTTTATCTTCGTCTTGAACCCACACATGAGATGAATTCTTCATTAACTGTAATCGATTTGTATTCATCAACAAAATCAACGCCTGGCTTGCATGTTTACAATGTCCATACATCGAATTGGTTTCATTAATCTTTTTAAACTTTGATGCAAGTAAATCGGGAGTTAGATTTTCCCGAATCAGTTTTATTACATACTCAATATTTTTTTGAGTATAATCAAATTTCATCAGAAAGAAGGAACTACATCATACCTCAGACCAGTTTCCGAAGTATCCATCACTTCCCAGAGAGAATATAGTTTGTCATACAGTGCTGGAACGCTTCCATATTCTCTGGCGATTCTATTTTCATCAGCATTCTCAAGATTCTGGAGTGCGGATAAAATCACACCAATCTCATGAACGTTTAGGTTTACAGTTGTTTCAAACATAGTTTTTTAAAATTGAATGAATTTTGTCAATAATAATGCCACACTCATCGGCATAGTTTTCTTCTTCTAGGATACCTTCTTGCTCAACAGCATCTAAAATAATTTCCCATTCACGTTCGGTAAAGAACTCCTTGATTGTTTGTGCCATCAATCCCAACTAACGTTTTGAAGTAGGAAACCAGGCATCACATAAGTCCATACACCAAGTTCCTGATTTCCACCAACTTTATATTCCCACTTGTACTCAAACTTATTATGACTATCCCACGTCATATAACCTTTCTCTTTATCAAAACGCCCTTTGATTGTAAGAGCATGTTTATTGGAAAAGATATTGCGAGTACGAAGTGCTCCACCAGTTTCGCGGGTTTCAATCACAACACAAGTGTCTGGATAAGTTTGAATGCCTACTTCAAGAATACAAGGTGTTTCATATCGGAATGGACGATATACTTTTTGTTCTTGTGCAACGGCAGGAGCAGCGGCAATCAGAGAAGCGGCAAGAGCAAGCAGTTTTTTCATGATTTCAAATGTTTAATGAGTTCTGGAAAATTTGCATGTCCTTTGTATAATATACCACCTATTATCAGTATGTCAAGTAGAAAGAACACCACTAACGCAATAGTAACGTAGAGTGTATCTTTCTCAGATTTATTCATCCAACAACTCTCCAACAAACAGTGGCGTTTCCTTTTTTGGTCGATTCGATGTGAGCAAATGCGGCATAACTCAAATCAAGGTCGGCATGAGAATATGGACCACGATCATTGACTCTAACAATTACTTGTTTTCCGTTGTCTTGATTTGTTACCCGTATGCGTGAACCCATAGGTAAATAAGGATGAGCTGCAGTCCAACGATAAGCATCAAACCGCTCACCATTTGCCGTAACTTGTCCATTAAATCCGTCTCCTACTCCGTAGTATGTAGCAATACCACAGGCAAGACCAGCGATTAAAGTACCTACCATCACTTCAATTCAATGCGGTCAAAAATTAGCATACCTATCTCAAAAAGCAAATCTTGGTCCATATCACCCATCGTATCCTGAATACCTTCAACTATGGCAGTTTGCATATATTCAGTGAATTTATCATCAGCATAAATGTATTCAATTACTGCTGGTTTGAGTGCATCAGCAATTTTGGAAACAGATTGAGTGGAGAGTTGCATAATCAGTTTTCGGGGTAGAGTTTCCAACCATCGGGATAGATTCCCATTTCTTCACAGCGAACTTCGTAGGCAATACGCTGCAGCAGACGCAAATCCATAGATTCAACTGCCTTCAGGATAGAGCGGCGAATCTGGGCATCCTGAGCGGTGTCAGTGACCATTGCGGTTCCCTTGATTACCTAGGTATTATAGGGTAGAGCACAGCCGGTTGCCAAAGAACTGTGCCACTTGTGGGACCGTCCACCCATTCTTATCAAATAGGTACTCTAGATATAAGGTTTCTTCTTGCTCCCGTGCTTCTATTTCGTGTGGTTGATGACAATAGTCATAAAATTCGACTGGTTCTTTATCATAATACATTTTTCCGCTTCGAAACCGCAGTGAACCGACTACCCACTGCCGCAGGTGGGTCAGTTCATGTAAAAGAGTTTTTATATACAACTCCTCCTCCATATGGGTGTTCAGTTCAATCAGGAAATGACGTGGGCGATAGGTTTCACCCACAACATCACAATACCCATAAACATGCTCACGCCTTAATCCACGATGAACAATATCCACCGTAATCTTGTGGCGGGGAAAGAAGCGATTCAGAAACCAAGCGGTAACATCCTCACAGACCCGTTTGCGATAACCATATCCAGTGTGCGTAATGTAAGACATTGACCCCAGTGCAAAAACCAAATGAACGAAGAAACAAATAAGAGTTTTTCTTTAGCAGTCATAATCAACGAGCGTACAGATAAGCACCTGCCCAATCAGCATTCTCAAGTAACCATTCACGCTGCTCAATAATGCGAAGGTCGTAGCGAACACCTTTGGCAGGTGCTTTGAAAGAAGCAGACTTGTAAACTTCACCAGTCTTTTTATCCACAAAAGCGTGGACAGAACGACTAGTACCAGTAGGACTAGCAGTATTATGAATTAGCATTACAATCTTATGATACTTGCGACCAGTTTCAGGATAGAACTCATAATTACAGATACCTTGCTTCAGTTTATCAATTTGCTCCCGATGATACTTGATACCAGTTTCAGTGTTGCCTTCCAGGCGCTCCAGAGAACGTTCGTGCATACGAATGCTGTACTGAATGAAGTTCTGGCGTAGCGCCTCACAGAGGGCATAGGTGTGCCCCAGAACTGCGTCTGCGATGTTCTTCCGTGCCTCTGCTTGAGCGGAGTAGTCAGCGAAGGTGGTGGTCATTGCTTGGTTGCGTATGAGTGTATTATAGAGGCAAAGAAGCGCCGTTGAGCAGGTCAGTATGCCAGTTCGTAATCTGGCACCCAGGTGCTATCGTCCTCCAGGTATCCCATCCAATCTTGAGGGTCAGTTTCATAAATTGCAATCTCCCGCAATTCATCAAGAAGTTCAGACAGATCCATGAAAGTTCCTCAATCACTTCAGTATAATAGCAAAAACCCCCTGCTTTCGCAAGGGGGTAATGTGCCAGTTAGGTAAGTATCACTTATTCATCTGGAGCGTAGGCACGGGCATCCCACCTTCAGTGGGAACGTAGATGGTCACATTACCATTCTTGGCACCATCTTCAATGCCAGTGATATACAGATACTGAAGATACTCACGGTTATCTTTCAGTGAATTACCGATGATTTGGTTTGCCTTAGCAACACCAGTAGCACGGATGATTTCAGCATCGGCAAGTTGTTGAGCAGAATCTTTCTTCGCTTGTGCTTCCAGAACTGCTACCTGGCGAGTATATTCTGCCTTCTGCAGTTCTGCTTTACCAGCAAGAGATTGTTGCCACACATTGTATTGTGGACCACCAATGAAGATGAGACCACCAATCACAACCACACCGACAGCAATAGCAGCAACAGCAGGGTCAATAAATCCGTTTTGTTGTTTCATTTGTCATTCTCCAAAGTAGATTTCAGAAGTTCATTCATAGTGCGACGAGCACGATAGTTCTGAATGATGTCCATTACACAATATCCAAAGGCAAATCCTGCCATAATTGTGGTAATCATTTTGAACTCACGTTAGTGCGGAAAGAGTTAGCAAGCAGAATAATAAGGAAGTTCTGCCAGAATGTCAGAGTCACATTAAACCAGGACAAAATAATGCCTAGCACCCATGCCTGTAGAAACAGACCAGCAACAGCAAGAACAATGACGCCAAATGCGATGCCAAGAGCAGTAGAAGTTTTCATAGGTCAAACAGCAAGGGCAGCAGAGGGAATTTCAACAATTTCAGGGAGTTTGCTCTCAACATAGCAGTTCATATTGTAGCACACCCATTCACCATTACGGAAGAGATAGTGGTACTCTTCACCATTCTCAGGGAGCAGATACTCACACAGGTCAGCATCAAGGCGAGGAGGACAATCATCACCACGCTGAGAGTAATACTGAGGACCGTATTCTTGTGCTTTAGTCTCACTATTCCAGCGGTCTTCAGTCCAGCAGGAACTCATATCACCACCATCAATCAGTTCGGCAACTTTCTGGCGAGTGTTGTAATGAGTGTTCAGGATACGACCCAACCATTCAGGATAACCATCCCAATGGTGATACACAGAGAGCACAGAACCGTTCTTTAGTTCAATACCGATGCGTGAGCGAGTTGCCATGAGGCGTTTCGTTGATTACCCACATATTATAAGGGGTCCCCAGTGCCCTGAGAACCCCATGTGTGCCAGTTTCAGGACTGCCACACGGCAATCAGTTCATTTGCTTTTTTCCTGCTATCACCTTTAGCAGAGATAGTCCTGGTGACCTGAATCGGGTAGATTTGAGCGTTTTTATAAAGTTCTCTTGCAACAGGTACATCATGATTAGAAAGTATCACTTTAATTCCACGATTTGCCAGAGATTCGCATAAATTTGCAAGTTCTATCTGTTGTTGATGTGTAAATCCTTCGGTTGCATAATCTGTAAATGATGCAGTGTCGGAAACTGGAATATATGGAGGGTCAAAGTATACAGTATCTCCTGATTCTAAGTCATCATACAAAGATGGATCTTCAAATGAAAGTGATGTGAATCGAACCAGTTGTTTAGTCAAGAAAAACATCCTAAAATTCATCATTTCTTCCACTGGGCAAGATGGTTTATCATACTTACCAAAGGGAACATTAAATTCACCTTTTTTGTTATATCTTGAGAGTCCGTTGAAACAATGACGATTCAAGTAAATAAACAGTCGTGCCCTCTCTGTAGGGTCTGTTATCTGATTAAAATGCTTACGAAACTCTAGATATGCTTCTCTAGTATTATTTTCTGGTCTGAATAATTCTTCACAATAATTGATAAAGTTATCATCAGTTGGGTCAACTAGATTCTGATAAATTGCCACAAGATCCCTATTCACATCGTTTAAGATGTATTGTTCTGCTGATGTATTCAAAGCCACAGAAAGACTACCACCAAAAGGTTCACAATAACGCTTTGGATATCCAATATGAGGAATAAGATGGGGAAGAACTCGATATTTGTTTCCTGCCCACTTTAAGAATGGTTTGTTCATTAAATAATTTTAAAATAAAAAAAGAGGGTTGTCAACCCCCTACTCGATTCAATCTTCGTAAACTCTACACTCGATTGCACCAGGATTGGCATCACAATAAAGTTCCAGTGGTGTAGGATCGTGAGTATCTTCTGGATGATGTTCTTTATATGCTTTAAGTGCTTCTAATTCTTCTTCCGTATGTCTCCGCGACTGTGGGGAAATCATAGGATCATTCAAAAGGTCCTCATCCTTTTGAATATGTTGGTCGATGTTTTCCATAGTTTTGTAACGTGATGATAATATTTATTTTATCGGGGGGTGCAGTCACCTTTTCCCTCAAGAGAACGAACCATAAGTTCAGTAAACTTTTCCATTTTTTCAGCAGAAACTGTTTGTGGGCACCAAGTTATAGCATCTTTAAGTGCTAAAAGTTCATCCCATTCTTCTTGTGTAAGAATTTCGGGTCCAGTTTTTGCTAGAGTCATAAGTTTCTTGCGATGTGTCCCAATGTTAGCATTCCAATACACTAATATCTAGAAACTTAATGTTTTCTTTGGGATTGTGTTACACTATTTAACAAAGTCATCAAGTGCATCAAGGTCATCTTTCAGTTCTTGTTCTCCTTTCTTATCATGAAAATAAGACCACAGAGCATTATGAACCTCCATAAGATGGTCAACCCAGAAACCAGAAGGATAGATTCCCAGGGCATCTTGCAGTCCTCTGTGACTGGTTCCTTCGCTTTCTGCCTTACACATAATATAGCAGATTGCCTGAACCATATCAAGTTTATCAGATTCAGAAAGCATAAAATACTTTCCTACTGCCCGTTGCTTTGCTTCTTCATTTGCTTTTTGCATTTCCTTGAAAGCACTGCTATCCCACCATTCTTGAAGTGCTTTGCCGAGTTCGTTGGGTTGTTGTTCAGACATCTTTTCCAAAAATAGTTCCAAAGAATCCAGAATCACCTGGTTTACGATTTTCTAGTTTATCAAGAAGAGAATCTGTAGTCATTACAGACTCAATACGTGAGATGAGGTCAGCAATGACCGAACATACCATAGGACGTTCTTGACGTGCAGCATATGCAAGTGCATTACGCAAAGATGCTTCTGCTTCCTTTAAACTTTGTTCTACCGATTCACTTAATGCCATTTAATCTGTCCTCACATTTTGTATAAAAAATTCCATCAACATAGCAGGATTTACCTGGTTCATAATATTTTATCGCAGGTATTTGTGTCCTTGGATATTCTACCACATTTTTCAAGTGGCAGAATATATTATAACCACAGATAAGAGTTTCAATCATCAACACTCATCCATTTCAAGTGGTTTGGTAACTTTAGTAATAGTATAAGATCCATCTCCATTATCAACCCATTTAATTTCATCACCCTCTTTCAGTTTTGCTGCTTCTAAAAGATTATCAGGGAAAGACACAAAATATTCTGTTTCGTCAGTATCAGTATCCTTTACTTCTTCAACAGGTAGAATCCACTTTTTTACTTTACCTTTTTTATCCGAAGAAATCCAAAAACCATCATCAGTCATTTCATAACCAGCAGCAATTGCTTCATCATATGTTAAAAATGGATTTTTTCTATTTGAATCATTGCGAGTGTAATCATAGTAATGCTTAGAGTGTTCTGCATCAAGTTTTGCTCGCTTATCATAATACTCTGCCTCACGCAGATTATATTCACGACACTTTTCTTTCTCCTGATCCGATGCTGCTTTGTCGCACATCGCATTCAGTTCTTCATCAGTATATTTGAGTGCTTCCATATCACTGTGTCCCCAAGGAGGCATAGTATCACTCACACTGCTTACTGTAGAACCTTTATATTCGTCATATTCTTCAATATGACCCTTACCATTACCATTCAGAAGAGCAAGAAGTTCATATGCCTGCGATGCTTGATACTTGTAAGTGTAGTAGTTTTCCTCAACAACACCTTTAATCACATCATAGATTTCTTGAGGTGATGCTCCACCAGAAGACATCGCATCGTGCATCCAGTTATCAAGTTGTTCAAGAGAATACTTCTTGTAGTCAGAGTCCATCAAGATGTTCTTTAATTGCTTGCTCCACTATAACCTGAATCTCTTTGCTTGTCAACCCATTTAACCATTCCCATCTTGGGTCTTTTGGATCCCAGTCCATGGTGAACGATCCGTCCTCGTTCTCTGTTATTTTAAGTGTATCTTCCATCAGTCTTTTGATTTTGGTTTACTACAATCATGACAGTAATATGAGAACCCATCACGAAAGTATTTTACAACATCATAATGGTCTTTATCAAGTGGTTTTTCTACTCCACATCTATCACAAATCCTTGTCTTTTTTGATGGACTTTCGGATTCGCTTGAGTTCTTTGAGTTCCAATTTAATATTTTTGTAAGCAGCGTCAGCATCTAATTTGCCTCCCATTTCCATTGCTATGATAACATCAACTCTTGTTCCAAAGTGTGCAAGTGCTTTTTCGAAGTCATCTAATTCATACATCGTAATCAATCCTACAACGCTCAGCAAGAATATCTATACGGGCATCAAGAGAGTTCTCCATTCGATAGAGTTCATTTGTAGTTGAAATGTTTTCTTCTTCTAGACGTTTCACATCCACTAAAAGACATTGATATTTTTCTTCCAGTTCAATAATACGTTCATATATGTCATCATAATCATTAAAATTAGGTTTGATTGATGGTGAGAAAAACCATTTAATAAATTTTTTAATCATTTGTTTTTAAATTTCTCAATTGACTTTGAACATACATCATTTCATCTTGAAGTCTTATAATACGCTCATCAAAGGATTTAATCCACTCAATAATCATATAACTTTCACCAGTCTCATCATTTTTAACCGTATAATAGTAATCGCCTGCATCCTCTTTTTCATAAGGATACAGACGTTGTTCTAATTCCGAAACTATTTGCCATAAAATTATTCTTAATTGTCTAATCATAATACACCGACAGATTTGAGATAGTTTCGATATGCCATATATCTTCGCATACTTGGTTGCCCTTTAACATCTAACTGATGGCAAATCTCACAGTAGCATAACCACTCATACCAAGGCGTAGTAGAATCTAGAACATGGTAAGGATAATCAGAGTTTTCCATCTACAATTCCCGAATGAACTTTGGATTCAGGGAAACCTTCCTGCCGTCCTTTAAGAATGTAACGGGTTGCTGATATACATTGCTCTTCAGTGAGAGACGTGACCAATCCATTTCCATCTTTATCGGTTGATTCCCAGAGTCCATATGTTTTTTCTTGAATATAAAAACAGTCATCAATTAGTTTCTTTTCTTTCATTTACTTTTTTAACTGCTTCGTGTAGTTGTTTAAGTGCCTCAATAGTCTCCGAAGTCTCTTCCCAAGACCAAGAATTTCCGTTTTTATCTACAAAGGTGCGTTCAGTCATATTTGTAACTTAGTTTAATTTCGTTTTTTTTAAGTTTGTATCGGTCAATATGTTTTTGACGATTGTGTTCACTATCAAAGTAACACTTACGAATATCGTTTCTGTCCTTATAAACCAACTTCCAAGGAAATTGATCAAAAGGAAACTCTTCATCCCGATTTTGAACAGCCACAATTTCAGATTTTTTTGGTCGTCCCATAATATTTAAGTCGGTTGTTCAACACGTTGAGTATACACGGTATCGAAGAGTTCGTCAAGTATCTCATTACACTGTTGGTACTCATCACTATTCAGAACGGTCTTCTCAATCTGATATCGTCGAACAGCAGTGTGAATGAGTTTATATTGTTCGGGTGTGAAGTTCATTCTGTTCCTCCATAAAGTCGTTGCCCTTCCTCATATCCTACCTCATAGGCAGTTTTCATCCATTCAACCACCTTTTTATAATCATTTGTTTTGGCAGCATAGTCAAAGTCATCATAAAACCATTCAGAACGGAAAGAAAATCCCACCAATTCATTAAACCATTCATCAAATCTATTATCAGTCATAAAGATTTTGCTCCTGTTGCAATCTATCTAGATAATGATAAATTGTTTCTTGAGAATACTGAAATTCTTTAAAACGACGAGGATTGTTTTTTTGCATTCTGTGTAGCATATTAATCCAGTCGTAGTTTTTATCTACAACCCAGCCATAACGACGTTCATCGTGCATGATATCAAAGATAGAAATCATTTGAACCCCTTCTTTTTCTTTTGAGGAATGTCAAGAACCTCAACATGACTCAAAAATTGTTGAGGAGTTTGAAACCAATGTGCCTGTACATCCATATAGTCATCTAGAACAACAGATTTACCATTACTATACACTAACTTGTAATGATGCCTGTCATATGGTTTGTCACAGGTTTGTTGAAATGTTTGTGTCATTCGCAGTAAAGAAAGTATTTGTATTCGGCAAGAGGACCGTAGTGCCATTGAATTATATCACACCCCTTGTAGGTGCCAACCACCATGGTGTCCTGTTTAGTATCTGGTACACTATCTCCCCATGAGATAAAAGATATGATAAGAATAGCAATACCGACAATAGAAATAATAAATGCAAATCCACGCATAAACTCTCTAAGTGCTTTTTTATCGTCTTCAATCATTTTTAGTTTCCCATGGTACTTTACGACTTAATACTCTAGCAATATTTTCGTTGTATTGTGGTGGTTCGTTGAGTTTTTCTACAAGGGCATCAAAGTCTTTTTGTGGTAAGACAATTTGTTCAGGTGGATAAGAACCTTTACCCCAATACTTTTCAAACTCATTTACATATTCCATATGCTCCCAACCGTGGTTAAGAGAATGCCAGAACTCTCCCCATACATGATAGTCATCAAAGCGAAAACCTTGATGAGACATCAACCTATACCACCACCAGAATGGCGTATAGTAAATCGGTTTAAATCCGATTATCCACTTGTTTAAGAGCACTGGAAAGTCCATTATACTCCCCTATCTCCAAGGTTCCATGGGTCAACACCATCGGGAATAGGGTCATCCCATGCTCCCATACCCTCATCAGAATAGTTTACATAAAGATTATCACCACCAATGTTTAAGTGAAAGATTTGACCGTTATTGAGATAAATTCCCATCCACACTGCACGTCCTTCTTCCATTACCTCATAATGGAACATTTTTACATCTTCCAGAACAATCTCATCTGGGTTCTTCGTAAATCGTGTCATTTTAGTACCTCATTAATATCAACAGCATCATAATCATCAATACCAAGTTTGAACCTTACAAAATCAGTAAAGTCTGTGGCATCTTGTTCATAAACGCAGTGTCCACCATTATTATCACTTTCAGTGTAATTGGTGAAGTAATCATCAAATACTACCATAATGGCAAGAGCACGGGATTGGTCGTGTTCTGTGATGGTTTTGTGTGGATGTGCAACAATCTTTGTAATACACTCAAAGAGTTCTTCACGAGTGTAAGAGAATGCTGTTGCTTCTTGATTAAGTGAATAAGTCATCAGGATAAAGTAACAAGGATTAGAATAATAACAAAACCCCAAGGGAAAGTCATACTAATTACTTCCCCTTTATCATTTTTTTCTGCATATGGAATGAAGAACTTGATTACATCAAGAGTGCTCATCGGGTTTCTTTTTTATAAAAGTATTATAGCACGTCCAAGTTCTTACGGGAGTGCCCTTGGGACAGTTCCCCAAGTGTCCTATGAGAAGTTATAGTGAACGTAAGTGTAGAAAGTTTTATAGCACGGTTTATTAGACAGTTTCATCATCACT